CAAATTACTATTTTTTTATAAGCTGTAACGCAGAAACGGATTGCTTCTTATTTCCTGTTTTGCCGGAAAAAGTTACATATAGTGATGGGATAAAAAACACATCATTGACAATAAGTAATTTGGGAGAAACAACAGTAATTGAAAATCCGAGTGCCGATACAATATCTTTTTCAAGCCGATTCCCAGCGTATTTAGACCAGTCTGTTGTTGTTGATAAATTATACGAACCAACATATTATAGAAATAAGTTAGAAAAGTGGAGAGGCTACAAAAAGCCTGTCCACTTTATTTTTTCTGCAAGTTTTTTCTGTAATGACTATTATACAATAGAAGAATTATCTTACACAGACGAAGGAGGCCCAGTAGGAGAAATACAGTACAATATTAAACTAAAAAAATATACTGAAGCTACAATAAGGAAAATAGACTTAAGTCCTAAAGATTCTACAAAGGCAGAAGTCACAGATGAAAAGAAAAAAGTAGATAATACAGTACAGCCTACGACATATAAGGTTGTAAAAGGAGATAGTCTTTATAAAATAGCAAAAGCTAAACTGGGTAACGGAAACAGATGGAAAGAAATCTATAATCTCAATAAAAATATAATTAAGAACCCAAACAAATTGCAAGTTGGCTGGGTGTTAAAATTGCCAAAGAAGTAGGTGGTTAGTTGAGTAAAATTTCATTAGTTGTTATGCAAAACGGACAGCAATTTGATTTATCTGACATTGTTATAAGTGTGAAATGGAGTGGCAGAAAAGGAACATGTACGCGTTCCATAAATGCTGAAATAGTAGAAGATGTCGTTTTATGGAAACAAATAGGCTTAGAATTTGAAGCTATAAAAGGTCTTAAATGTGTTTTTTCATATGATGATGTTACACTTTTCAAAGGACTAGTAACAGATACTTCACAAAGTAATAATGCAACAATGTCATTTACTGCTTACGATTATGGTATATACCTTGCTAATTCTGGAAATACATTTACATACACAAAGAAAACTTTAAAAGAGATAGTTATAGATTGCTGTAAGCGAGCAGGTGTTGGATATGACTTTATAGCTGATACAAATTATAAAATTCCCGACATAACGAAACCAACGGCGAAATATTGGGATGTAATACAATCTGCTATGCAAGCAACAACAAGGCATACTGGAAAAAATTATTTTGTTCAATTCTCGGATAATGAATGTCATTTGTTTGAGAGAAAAGAAAAGATGATTCAATGGGTAGTGTCTACACAAGAAAATATTATTAACTGGAATTACACAAGCAGTATTCAGCAAACAAAGACAAGAGTTAAGCTGATTGACAGCAAGAAAAAAACAGTTGCTACTAAGATAGATGAAGGACTTGAGAAGTTAATTGGTTGTTTTCAGGACATACAACAGCCTGATGATGACAACACAAAAACTGAGTTAGAGAAATGTGCAGAAAGATTACTTAATGCACAGAAAATACCTCAACGAAGTTTATCATTAACTAGCAAAGGCATTACAGAAGCTATAAGTGGTTACTGCATATATGTAATGATTGACAGACTTGACTGGGGACGAAGTTTTTTTATTGATGAAGATACTCATACATTTAAAGGCGATGATTATCAGATGACATTAAAGATTAATGTGTGTGGTGAAAATATAAGCGAGAATGTATCAAGCATTTTAGAAGATTACAAAAAAACGACTTCAAGCAGTAGTAGTAATAGTAATAGTAATAGTAATAGCAATAGTAACAGTAGTAAAGCAGAAAAACTTTTTGCAGTATGCAAAAGTTTAGTTGGAACTAAATACAAAATGGGAGGAAATAGTCCGGGCAAATATATGGATTGTTCTCATTACGTCGCTTATTGCTTTCAAAAATGTGGGGTAAGCAACAAAGTTAAAAGCTATGGGACTGCTGCAAACCTCTATGCACTTAGTACAAAAGTTAATAAAAGCCAGTTGCAAGAAGGAGATATTATATTTTTTAAAAATAAAGGTAGCAATCACATTGGGATTTATGCAGGTAATAATAAAATGTGGAACTGTTATAGTGGACATGGTGTTGGACTTACTCCATTAAGTTATGGAGGAACAATCGCTGGATATGGTAGGTTATGGTAGGAGATACTAAAATGCAGGAAAGTATTATAGGAACATTAAGGGGTACTATTAAAGATTCAGTATCTATTTTGGAAGCAAGGGTTATTAGTACAAAACCTTTGCAATTACAATCAGTAATGGACAGTGCATTAATAATACAAGAAAGTAATATGTACCCGATTGATGAACAATTTCAAGACATAGAAAAAGAAGCTATTGTTGAATACAAAAGTGAAGTTACTGGACAACCAGCAAGTCAAAATGTAAAAATAACAATCAATAATTCTATTAAAACAGGAGAAATATTTGTTGTACTGCAAATAGACAGTGGGGAAACATGTAAGTACTTATTATTATCAAGGGAGGGATAAGCGTGCTATCTCTGAATGATATTTCTATTGTAAAAGCAAGTGATAAACCAACAAAAACTTATAAAATAGATTTAAAAAACGGCAAAATAAGTGGATACATAGATGAATTAGAAGCTGTACAGCAATATATTCATAAGACACTTATAACACCTAGATTTAAGTGCTTGATATACGGTAATCAATACGGAAGCGAGATTGAAAGTATGATGACAACAAATCACTTTAATAGAGAGAGTATTAAAAAGTTATTACCGTCGCTTATAGAAAACGCGTTAACAGACGCAAGAGTTATAAGTGTAAGTAATTTTGAATTTACTGACTTTGACACAGATGGTTTGTTGGTTACATTTGATGTAGATACTGTATATGGTGTAACGAAAGTAAAGGAGGTACCTATAAATGTTTGAAAATTTTACTTATGAAAACATCTTATCTGATGTACTTGCTAGGGCTCCTGACGAAATTGATACAAGAGAAGGCAGTATATTTTATGATGCTGTTTCGGCAGTTACAGTAAAGATAGCAGAGCTATATACACAACTGGAAATGTTATACGCAAATGTAAATTTATCTACAGCAGAAGGAGAAGCTTTAGATTTAAAAGGTGATGAAAGGCTTGTAAAGAGAAAAGAAGCTACTTGTGCTGAATATGAAGTTAAATATACAGGGACTTTGCCTGACACAGGGTCTGTTTTTTATACAGAAAATGGCTTGTATTTTACATTAATGCAATATGACGATGGTGTTTATTACTTACAGAGTAATGATACAGGAACTATCCTAAATGGTCTTGAAAACGAAAAAGTTATACCAGTTGAAACATTTATGGACTTAAACTCTATAAGTCTAGGAAAGTTGTATATTCCAGCAATGGATTTAGAAAGTGACGATGAATATCGACAACGAATATATGATAGTATGACCCCTGGAGAAAATGGGAACAAACAGCACTACATAATGTGGTGCAATAGTGTCACAGGGGTGGGATATACAAGAATATTGCCACTTAAAGAAGGAGCTAACACTGTCGTGGGTATTATAATTGCAAGTGATGGAACTGCAGCTTCAGAAGAACTTCTAAAAAAAGTTCAAGATTATGTGGACCCTGACCTTGATGGAGATGGGATAGGTGATGGCCTCGGGGAAGGTGTAGCAAACCTAGGAGCACATTTTATAGCCAAAGCTCCGACAATCGAGCCTATAGATGTATATATTAATCTTGTTACATATTCAAGTGGCTACACAAAAGATACAGCATTACCATTAGTAAAAGAAACAGTAGCTGATTATTTCAGAGAAGCTGTGGTTTCAGGAGTCAGTGGTGATAGTATTGTTCTTAATTCGTCTGCAATTGCATCTAAGATACAACAGCTAGGTTGTATTGAAAACTTTGGACCGTTGAGTTTTGATGAAGATGAATACCGACGAGTTTTTACAGATGACATTATACCTAGTTTAAGGGATGTGATTTTGCAGTGAAAGCTATTGAAAAAAATGTATATGGAACTTTTGAAGAATTACTAAGAATGTATCCTGAGTTCTACAGTAAAATTACAGATATGTGCTATGTTGTCAACGCAGAAGCAAACATGGTTGATGATGTTATTGATACAGCACAAACAATACTAGATGATAGCAATATCACAACAGCCAGAGAAGCCATAATAAGTTTTTATGAGAGTATTATTAATGTTAGAGAGGCAAATAGAAGTGTAGAAGAAAGAAGAAATTTGATTTTGCTATTATTTAACATGATGGGTAAATTATCTGCATCAAAAATTATTAATGTTATAAAAATATACACAGGACAAGATGTGGAAATTCTATTTAATAGAAAAGATGAAAAAAATAATTATATTTTGGAGATTTTAACTCAAAAAGATAACATTGACTCGGCATTTCTAAGCGATATGCAGTTTATTATGAATAGAATTTTACCTGCACATCTGGTAAAAAAGCACCAGATTTTGAATAGATATACTATAAAAGTAGGTGTGAAATTAAAACAATTACTTACAAATTACATTCCTTGTGGAACTGTCAAATGTGGAGTATATCCAATAAGTACTACATTAGGAGTTTCTCGCAAAAGCAGTTTAAAAATAGAAACTAATAAAAATGTAATATTAAATAACTATGATTACTGTGGAAATATCCCGAATAAAGTAAAATTAGGAATGATTATAACAAGTAATTCAAATATGTCTTATGAAAGCAGATTTAATATAGGTGCTTATAAATATTGTGGCACAGTAGTTTGTAGAAAGGAGGAAGACTAATGGCTTTTTTTACCGATGATTTTTTAAAACAGAGAAGAAAAGAATTTTTAAAATCTATAGAAAAATTACAGTACCAAGTTGATAAGGTATGGTATGATGCAACAATTAAAAACAAGTCAATTATAGACAATGCAGTTGTTATCGACATACATATCCCAGTTGTACCATATTCAAAACATACTATAACAGGTATCCAAATAATTTCTATAGAAGGTATAGTTGCAGGCTCTAAAGAAGTCAGCATCTCTAGGGATATTACACAAGGAGTATTTATGCAATTTAAGTTTCCAATAAAGGAGGTTGATAGTGATGTATGATAGAACTTTTTGGCAAGATCATATCGTTGATGAACAAGGACAAGTCCTTTTTCAAGGCACAAATTTGAGTGAGGATAATTTCAACAACATTGAAAAAGGCGTTTTTGAGAGCAGAGTTATTGAACTGCTAAACGCACAGATGAACAGTCTTGCTTCGGCAGAAAATTTAGAAAATGCCTTAACCAAAGTTGAAGGTGGAACTGTAACGCAAAATGGAACAACAATAAATGTTGCTTTTAATTCAGTTCGAAATAACGCAAACTATGAAGTTATACCAATCGTGAGTAAATCAAGTGGCTTGACAAATTATCATTTTAATATAACTGCTAAGCAGGCGAATGGATTTTTGTGTGATGTTTATGGAGAATTTACAAGTGTTACAGTATATTTTTTAGTAAAAGGAGGAATATTATAGTGCTTATTAAATCACAAAGTGACGAGCAGAAAAGAAATGAAAATGCTGTTTTAAATAGCTTTAATTGTATAAAAGCGACAGCAGAACATAAAGAAGCAGCAGAAATTATTACAAGAAGAACAGCAGAAGTTGTAAGCGGTGCAAGGAGATGAGCTTATATGAAAATTGTTGAAGTAAACGAAGGTAAAAAGATAGATTATAGTATAAATGGTAACAAAATTACTTTTGGTGATGATGAACTTACATTAAATCTTAGTAAATATGAAAGAGACGAGGAAGTAACAATTAATATTTGCAATGATGAAGAAGGAATTTTAACATCGTCCTTGAGTAAATATTTTGTGGCCAATATTATAATTCCTGCCAAAAAGAGTGATGATGCAGGTAATAGTTTGGCATTTGACATGGAAAATGTGACAATGAATTTATGGGCGTTGGAGGTGTAAACTATGACAGATTTAGAAGCAGCAGTACAGCTACTAGGCGGAGAAACAAACAAAGTGATTTATGATGATATTGGATTGCCAAGCATAATGGTTCGCTTTGATAAGAAAATGATTTCAGAACTTGTAGATGACTATGTTACAGATGTTGTACATCCGGCTTTTGTTGTTAATAATACCGAATTAGATTGTTTTTATGTTTCTAAATATGAGAATGTGATAATTAACGATAGAGCGTATAGTTTGCCTTTGCAAGAAGGTAGGGTAACTAGAATAAGCAAAGCTAAAGAATTTTGCACAAACAAAGGAAAAGGTTGGCACATGTTTTCTGTAGCTGAAAAAGCATTTATTGCATTACAGTCTTTTAGAAATGGCATAGATGTAGGAGGCAATACAAGATACGGACAAAATAGAATAAAAGATTGGGAAAAAGGAATAAAACTCGATTCGGGAAAGGTTTTAACT